TCATTGGGAATTGATTATACGCCGTCAAATTTCCGTATTTTCTGGTTTCACTAGGAACATATTTATCCAATGCATATGTTCCAGTACTCACAGTCGATCGTCGAATTAAATCAAATGCAACAATTAATCCAAGTACCCCTAAAACGGGATTACGGGTATATCCAAATAATGCAATGGCTAAGATAACAATCACTATTTTACCGAACATATTATCAATTATGGTTGCAATAGGAGCAGGAGTTTTAAGTCCCAAAATCAAATAAATAATAAAAAGAAGAGTTAAAATATGTTGTCCCATACGTGTCCGCAATTCTCTTTCAACAAAGTCCATTATTTATTGTGGTATATGTATTATAATAATATAATATAAATAAAATAAAAAACAAATAACAAAACAAATAACAAAACAAATAACAAATAACAAAATAAAATTGATTGCGAATCAATAATTTCGGTTTCACCTAAATAATTACGGCAGATATGTTGAATACTTATATTGGACAAAAAGGGTATACCTTATTAAAAAAAGACTTGTCTGTAGACCAACAAAAACAAATAAAAGATGATTTATTAATTCGACCATTCACCGGTGCAAGCGGATCATATGGCGGTCCTACAGTATCTTTCCCAGTATACCGTGAATCCTTGCAGAAAATATATGTTCCTCATTACTATGGCGTACACCATTTTGGTCAACCCGTCCAAAATAAAGTTACCGAAGGAACCGATATTCATTTACCATTTGCCGGTGTTTTGCGCGAGTACCAAACACAAGTCGTCAATAAATTTATCGAGTATGTGACATTATTAAATAAGGGGAGTAAAGGAGGATTATTGGAATTACCATGTGCATGGGGTAAAACGGCATCGTCATTATATATTCTCAGTAAATTGCAGAAAAAAACCATTGTTATTGTACATAAAGAATTCCTCATGAATCAATGGATAGAACGTATTGCTCAATTCTTACCCAATGCACGTATCGGTAAAATCCAAGGACGGGTTATTGACATTGAAGATAAAGATATTGTATTGTGTATGCTTCAAAGTCTTGTACTGAAAGAATATCCGGCATCGACATTTGACAGTTTTGGATTTACAATTATCGACGAAGTTCATCATATTTCAAGTCAAACATTTTCATCAGCACTTTTTAAACTTGTTACTAAATATATGCTCGGGTTATCCGCCACAATGGAACGAAAAGATGGAACGACAAAAGTATTTAAAATGTTTTTGGGCGATGTTGTTCATAAAGCCGAAAATAAAACGGATGCGATTGTTGAAGTTAGAGCGGTGACATATAAATCATCTGATCCTGATTTTAATGAAACGATTTTAGATTATAAAGGACAGCCTCAAATAAGTTCAATGATTAGTAAATTATGTAGTTATAATCGTCGAACTGAATTTATTATACAAACTTTGAACGATTATATTTTAATTGATAATAATAGTAAAAAGGAAGAAGCCGTGCAATATAAATTGACGATGGATAATGCAAATCCATCATGTAAATTATGTGGGAAAAACGAGAATTATTTAATGATAAATACGTGTTGCAATGTAATAAATTATTGTTTGCTTTGTCTAGATAATATTGTAGAGGAAGCAAAAGTACCTGAAATAGTAATAAATAAAAAAACGGGACAACAAAAAGAAGTGAAACGGCGCGCAAAATGTCCTAATTGTATGAAATCATTGGTCTATGAACAACATTATATTGAAAATCCATATATAAAACCGCTAGAACAAGTGCATACTATTATCATGTCACATAATCTAAATGTATTGGAATATATGTATAAGAAAATCGTATGCAAAAATTATGCGAGTGTGGGATATTATGTTGGTGGAATGGGAGAAGAAGAACTTAAACGGTCTGAGAAAAAACAAGTTATTTTGGCGAGTTATTCAATGGCGCAAGAAGGATTAGATATTCCTACACTAAACACTGAATTCTTAATTAGTCCTAAAACTGATGTAGTGCAAATTGTCGGTCGTATTTTACGTGCTAAACATGCCACTACTATTCCTACTATTTATGATTTTGTGGATAGTCATGATGTTTTCCAACGGCAATGGTTAAAACGAAAAGCATACTATAAAAAACAGGGGTATCGAATTATCGGAACAAATAATTCTGATTCTGCTAATTCATGGACAACGATTTTTACAGAACCGATAGGTAAATGTCTAATAAAACTCAAAAAATAGTATTGGTTAGTGCCTGTAAGCATTTGGACAATTACCGCCTACTGCCGAAAAAGGTGCGGGGTTTGCCAATAATCCATGTGCAGGCAACCCGCTTGCGGCAAATGGACCTGTTTGATATGCCGCATTTGCCGCTGCATTACTTCCATATTGTAAATATCCGCCACCCATCATACCACGCCTATGGCGTCTTACTGATTGTTTTCTTGACGATTTTCGTCTCATTAATTTTCGACCAACTGTTTTTGCCATTTTTGTAAATCGTCGAATCATGGATTTACCACGTCTAACTAAACAACTCTTCTTTCCCATTATATATTTACGCGACATTTTATTTTTTTTTGTTCGGCCACCTTTCATATTCGTACCCAATATACTTGCTGCTGCGGCTTTTACATTCTTGACAATTCCCGACAATCCAAATTCACGCGAAGTTTCATTACTTCCAAAATTCGACGGATTATGCGTATTTCCTACATTTACATATCGTCCATTAACATTACTCCATGGGTTAACAATATGCGGTGAATGAAATCGATAATTTGACATTGTGTGATTTTTATTGTTATTATATATACTCGCGATTTTTTTCTGAACGAAGTAAATCATTTTTAGTTATTGTGCGTTGTCCAGATAATGCCAATCTTATCGGTGCCCATTTCTTAAACTTGTAATTATAATTGCATACCATATTATATGCTCGATCTAAATACACGAATTTATCTATTCTATCATTTTCGAATTCTTCGTCATCGTCACTTTCTTCCAATGCATCTAAATTCTCATTTTCCTTAATATTTCGAAACAATTTATTCATCATGACACTTGTTTTATAATCAGGAATGTATGCCACTTCATATAATACATCTCCTCCTCGATCATCATAATATAAATTGTAAATATCGTTCTGTAAATCCGGTTTTAGTTTAAATACTATTTCTCTCTTTGTATTAGTTCTAGAAGTTTGATAGACAATGTTATTTCCATATTTTACTTGATTGTTACTAGTATTGGGTAGTATGGGTTGTTCTTGTTGTTGTTGTTGTTGTTGTGGTACTAATTGTAGTACTAATTGTGGTACTAGTACAGTGGACGCATTTGCCGACGATTCATTTGCCGTTGGATCATTTGCATATACCATATTGACTGTATTACCATTATAAATAAATTGGATATATTTGATCTTGTATGGCGGCAATTTAGTTAATAACGTTGAATAATCGGCACATATTTGTGGTAATCCAAATACAATAATATTTTGATTATATGAAACTTGTCTAATTTCGCGCGAATATATTTGTTTAAAAATCGGTAATTTATTTGTATACGAATATTTCGATACATCTTTTCCTTTATACATCAATACATTTTCAGTACTAAAATACCGTGTATTATTATGCATAAATGCAGTTCCGTAAAAAATGGTACCATACGCCAATTCATTATGGAACGAAACATTGACTAAACTGATATCAATAATTTGTTTATTTTTTCCAGCGAGTTCAAGTAGAACACATACATTTTGTAATTTAAAGGTGGTAAACCACGCAAAATATTTTTTCCCATCGGGTACCGCCAATACTGCAACTGCAATGGGTTGCTGCTGCTGTTGCAGCTTAGGTAATTGAACTGTTTTATGAATAATTTGGTCATAAGACAATTCTACATTTGGAAATTCTTTCAATAAATTCATTTGTTCGTATTCAGATAATCGCATTGTTGTCTTATTGTTTACAATATTGCATTATCTTTAATATCTTTTTTTTGTTCTTTTTATTTTGTTGGCAACTCTTTTTGATTTTTTATGTCGTCGACGTTTTCTGGCAAATGCGTAGATTAGATGTCTCTGATATGGTAAATATTTCCGGGTTTAAGTTTATTAGCATCGAAATAAAATTTAAGTGTTGGCGAATAATGACTAAATATAATATCAGAATTGCGGTTAGATACATCACGAACCCATCTAGAAGTTCCGCCTGGTATATCTACAATTGATTCGGGGTTTTCGGTACAATGTGTATATACGCGGACATTCTAATATATCACTATATAAAACTAATATGCCGGCGAATATTCTTTTTGTTGATAATGTTGTTGTGGTAAAACGTCGTTTTTATATGGATCGTTTTTGAACTGTTTTTTCAAAAAGTTTTTCAATTCATTTTTCATGGAATTAAGTTCTCCTTTATTTATGGTCGTCAACTCGCTAATATTTGTACTATTATCAGCACTATTATCAGCACTATTATCAGCACTATTACTGTCATTACTATTATTATCGGCAACGCTAGTTATGCCTAAAATAGTCGATGCTGTGGATTGTGATGAAATAATGTCGAATATATGATTATATTTTTCGGCAGGTGCATTTACTAAATCTTTAATTTTTGGAACGGTTAATGTTTTGGTAAAATAAGCAAATAAATTATGAATAATCATGATCAGAACAATCGATATAATTGTTGTTTGTATCGTCCAATATATCATGTACACCTTTAGGTTATTATATTACAATACTATTATGCTATCAAAATAACGCCGTCATTAATTCAACGAGTTCTTCTTTAATTAATAAATGATCAATATCTTCTGTCGCTAAAAAATAAATATTCGTTGCTGTAAAATTAGTAGGCGGATTAGTGTCCACTGGATCAGTATATATCCCATCAGAATATATCCCATCAATAATTAACACGAGTTTCGGTTCTTTTACTTGCACAAAACAACTATAATATAATGATGTTGTAGTAATAACCGTATGATCATAAGGTAGTTGAGATAATACCGCTTCTTTTTCATAAATACTGGGATCAATTAACAATGTCAATGATCCAAATGATTCGGCATCTGTTTTCCTAACAATTGGTAAATCGGTAATCTTCATCTTGAAAATATTATTTCTATTTTCTATTCTAAACAATCCATCATGAGAGAAAATATCTATATTTGTCATTGATTTACGATAGTATGGGGATAATTTTTTCATTTGATCGGGCGAAAGTCGCGACGGTAAATATTTGTCGATGTACAGACGGATCGTTTTTTTCGGAGTTGCCTTAATATATTCATTCATTTTTGCGGTTTTTGTCGATTGAATATTTTTCATTTGTTTTGTTTGTTTTGTTTGTTTTGTTTGTTTTGTTTGTTTTGTTTTTAGGATAATATTATTGTAAAAAAGGGTTTAAACCTATTTATTAATTAATATTACAAATTAATAAATAATAAGATGACTACAGTACAATCACCAATACCGGTCTCAATACAAAATGTTGGGATAATTATCATTGATAAAACGGGAATATTGAAAACACTTACCGTAAAAGATTACAAGGAAGAGGAATTGTTTAAGAAATGTGGATTTAAGAAACCCGATAATTTTTCCAAGCAACATGAATGGACTGTGAAAATGGATAAGAAAAAGTATTTGATCGCCGTATTTGCGAAAACAGAAGGAAAAGCGAATACCGAAAATAAATATGATTTTCCGCCACCTATTGATACCACCCTTTTTTTTGGGAGTTGCGCTATTGTATGTAGCGTAAATTCCGAGGAAAATAAGACGGTATTCACATTAATGTCGTGCACTATTGCTCTATGGGATAAATTGTACGAGAAATTGTTTGGCGGATTTGAAGATTTAGTCGCAACGAGTATGGAGGATGAACATGAAGTCGATGAATTGGCAGGGGTTCCATCGGATAAGAAGACGAAAGATGGATATTTGAAAGACGGGTTTGTCGTTGATAGTGATAGCGGCGATGATGAAAAAGAATATAATTCGAGCGAATCTAGCGATGAAGTTGATGGAACCGGGTCGGATGATGATGACGATGGCGCGGCGGGATTGGTAGTGGAAGATATTGGATCCGAATTGAGTTCAGAAGAATATGATACTGATTCATCTTTATCTTCATCGAAATAATTTTATTTTACGTTGATTTTATTTTTATGTTGAGATAATGTAATAATGCCAGGTGGTTATGGAGTTGACGAATTTATGAAAAAGCATGAACCCCCAGAACCCCCAGATATAGTTATATCTACTTTGAATTATGATATTACTATTGTTAAAGATTTTATCTCAACGATGCAATCCAAATACGATAATATAAATATTATAAATAAAAAAATTAATGACAAAATGGAAGACGAACGTTTAGTCGAACGAGTATTGAATTATAATGGATATCGATCAAGCCCGGCGAATGTGACATATTATTCATATTTCTTAAAACCTGTTAATGATAAAGACGCATTTAAAATACATACCGCGCTTTATATGTATATTAAACAACAACTAATAGGTAAAACTGGCGGCAGTCGTCGTCGTAAAACGCATAGTAGAAGATCAAAAAAATCCAGAAGAATAAGACGCCGCTAATTTATCTTCATCAAAATAATTTTATTTTACGTTGATTTTATTTTTATGTTGAGATAATATAAAATATGGGGGATTATGACAAAATTCCACCTAATTATGCTAATCTAATTTTACAAATATATAATTATTATGGAATAAAGGGTATCCCCAATGCATCAGACCGTGGCAAAATTTACAACAACTTTAGAGACCGGTCCGGCATTAGTGAGAAAGCCTGTTCAGATAAGTGTTTTAATAGTGAGTTTGATAGATTTGTTGAATATCTTTTCCCAGGAACACTCGAACTACAACACAAACAAGCAATGTTTCGCAGTACATATCCTGGGGTTGGCGCTGGTACCCGATCAAAGAAAACGCGTCGTAAAACGCATAGTAGAAGATCAAAAAAATCCAGAAGATCTAGAAGAATAAGACGCCGCTAATTTATTTTGTTTAGAGTAAAAACAAAATAAAATTGATTACGAAATTACGATATAAATGTTACGCACTAATAATTCATAATACAATAACAATCAATATGCGTAAAATTAATAATCCCGATACATTCCGCGCAAATATCCGCGATAAACTTAACCTCATTATAAAAGACGATAAATATTCCAAAAATCTGGAAATCGGGATCTATAATTATTCTTTGAAAGAAGCCACTAATCTAAAAGTTGTGAAGAAATGGGACAATCCATTTTATATTCAACTTTATCTTGACCGTCTTCGCAGCATTCACACAAATCTACAAAATCCGAGTTTCCTTGAGCGGATCAAAATGGAAGATATTAAACCGCAAATTGTGGCTTATATGACACATCAAGAAATGAAGCCGGAAAAATGGGATCCGCTTATCAAAATAAAAATGATTAGAGATAAAATTAAATTTGATACAAAAGTAGAAGCGTCAACTGATACATTCAAATGTCGTAAATGTCATGGAAAAAACTGCACCTATTATGGTCTCCAGACACGTAGTAGTGATGAACCAATGACCACCTTTGTGTCGTGTATAGATTGTGGAAATAGATGGAAATGTTAAATTTCATATTTCATCAAAAAATAGATATATAATTTCCAACAATTCATTATTCTCTTCTTTCTCAATCCGGGCCATTTGTTTTTCGATTTCATTATATAGAGCAGGTAATCGCGATTCTATAGATGGATTTTCACGATCATTATTTTTATTTTTATAGCTATCTGGATTGAACCGGATAAATATGAATTTCCCGCCATGAATCATCGACAAATCATTGTATCTAATATCTTCGTCTTCCAAATCATAGCGTTTATGTTGATTCTCATCAGTTTCAATTGCTAACAAGGTATTTCCAATCAGTTTTCGATGATCGATGCGTCGCCGATGCGTGCAGTCACAATTACCGGTATATAAAGCACTATCATGTGAAAATCCCGAAAAATTAAAATTGATGAAATCACGAACAGTTATTTCTTTTGTTTTGAATCGAATTTGTAATGATAATTGATCGTTTGGAAATAAATGCGAAAAGCACGGCGTACAATAATATCGATATTTTTTACTACCACACGAATAACAGCTTTCATTTTTACATTTATTTTGTATATTTATCATATCCGGCTGTTTACATTCTGGACAATATTCGCCCTTTTTACCTAAATAATTATAATGAGCTCTGCCTAGTCCACAATAGCAATCATATCTTAATTTTACATCAACCATACCATCTAATCTACATTTTGAACAATACGCGGCAGACAATCCTTCAAAATTAAATCTAGGTTGAGCCTTTTTACAAAAACATTGTTTATGACATACATTGATCATATCTGGTAATTTACATAATGAACAGTGTTTAGACTGCAATCCTTCATAATTAAAATTGGGTATAAATTTACCACAATGACATTTTTTATCAACCACATTTATCATATCAGGTAACTTACATTTCATACAATATGCAGCCTTTATCCCAGCATAATTAAAAAGAGGTTTTGATTTTCCACAATGACATTTTTTATCATTTGTATTTATCATTTCGGGTAATTTACATTTATTACAATAATTAGCAGGGATTCCTTCATAATTATATGTTGGCCGCGAAGACCCGCAACTACACAATTTACAAATCAAATTTACCATATCTGGAATCTTATGTTTCGAGCAAAATCTTGTCCCCTTCCCCTTATAACCAAACGACGCTATCAAGGTACACCCATCTTCAAACAAACATTTCTTATGCGGCATTTATTTTATTGTTATATATAATATACATATATTATATTTAAGTTCTTTTTCAAAATATCATTATTTCCTAAATAATAGAGGATTCGTTTTTTTGTAATTTCTCTTTTCGTTTTAAATATGCGCGCCGATTAATTTCTTTTAATTTTTCTGGATTTTCTTCAGATAATTTTTTAATTCGTTGTTTTGCTTTTTCATTAACACTCTCTTTATTTTGTTCATAATATTTTTTACGACTATCATTATAATTATGCATTAATAATGTTAATTTATTATTTTCATCAATCAACTTCTTATTTTTTTCTTCTAGCATAACAATTTTTTGCAATAATTCATAAACAGTCAATTCATCTACCTGGTTCATCGTCTTATATAACATAATAAAAAATGTTTATATGGTTTGCATAAAATATATTATAATATAAAATCTGTATTTTATTCCAAGAATTGGAACCCGGATTTAGGACATTTTTGTAAAATCCATTCGGGGAACGGGATATGGTGAATACCTTTATTAGCGGAAGTATGATGTTCTTTACACAAAACAATCATATTGAAAATTGAATCAACGAAAATATCGGGATTTTTTTTGACTTCAGTCCAATCGAATTTATTGCCGATATTTACACCCGTTTGGATATTATAACAATGTTGCGCAAACTCCCCGAATTTTATCCAATCAATTGCATTTTGTGCGGCTTTTTCACAGTAGAAATGATGTGTTTCTAATGAAAGACCGGACGATTTATTAGTTATCCCGCAAATAAAACATGGCATATCTTGAATATGACATAATTCATGGTGGGTTTTTTTATAGATGGCCGAATCGACCCGTTTATCGTGATTGGGATAATGGACGGTATAATGATTAGATGAATGAATGGTATGAAATGAAATGGCGTTATTGGGCGAAATATGTGACGGATTAGGAACGGTATTAGGAACGGTATTAGGAACGGTATTAGACAATGACTCGATTATAGTATGATCGACTAATTCTTCACTTGAATTCGTCTCAATATCGACAGATGCTCTGCGACCCGTAAGTTTTGTATAAATGCATCCCATTATTGTATTTTTATTGTGATTATTGGTTATAACAATTCAATATTATAAAAATATAATCAATTTTTTTGGAACGGATACCAGCTACATTTCCGACATAATATATTCGCATACAAAATGCGTGGAAATAGCAAAAATAATACTGACTCCAATCATTGCTAAACAATCGGGGGTATAAATTCGTTTATATAATTGCGCAAAAAACATTTTCCAATGAAGACGGTTACATCGTGACATAATAACATCATCGGCATCAATATCTTGTTCCATCATTAAACTCTGTATCACATTATCAGGAAATTCAGTATGAACTTTTCGAAGAAACATGGCGTACCGATTATTTTTTAAAAAGGTGCGAATATATTTAGTTTCTAATGAATTTCCATTGATAAATAGATAAGGACTTGTTGAACTAGTCATTCGTGACCAATCGACGATGTGACTTGATGAATTAATGATATGTGTTCCTGATTCGGTTAATTTACCAAAGGATTGCAATATAATTGCAAAAATACTTTCATTGGCTAATCCTCCTTTACAAATAAGATTATAAATGATTTTATTTACATGCGCATATTTCAAAAAGCGTCGGACATCGGGACGAGTTACGACAAACCAAGGATCATTGGCAAGATGATATTCTTCTTGCAATAATCGTAAATTTGCGCGTGTATGATGATTTAAATCCCACCATGCAGGCGACCATTTAAAAATACTGGATTCGTAATACGTCAAGAACATTTCCCGAAATTTCAATGGACTGACAATGGGAATACATGAATCGGTTAAAAGACAAAACCATTGATTTTGTTTATCATGGTACGCCGCATAATTTAATAAAGACATGTATGCGGGTACAACATGGAAATACGATGTTCTGGCGATATATTCGATGGGGATGGTATGATCCCGGATCCACAGTGACGCGATTTTTTTATAATCGGTATAATGAAAATAAACATTGATAATATCTTTATTGAATTCTATCCATTGAATCCACTGTTCTTCTTTATTTAAAATATGTTCATAACTGATAATAAAACATAGGGCAATTTTCATATAATTTTATCGATTATTATACATTATAACGAATAGTGTATAATATGTTTTCTAAATAATATATAATTTTTATAATAAATTGTACAGTAACCCGTTATTTTTTGCGATTTGTGTACGGCCTCGAATTGCTGGCGGCCACATTTATGGAAGTACCAGTTAACGTATAACACGGTCCGGTCCAGCCACAACCGTTACACTTACATTTTTTCACTCCGCCTTGGCTACCATTTCCTTCGATTTTATTACAATCACCACACTTAGGGCAACACTTACCCCCCCCCCCCC